ACTCGAAGATATAGACGAAGATTTAATTTAATAACGATTCGCTGCCGTAAGCAGATTGAGGAGAAGCTATGAGTATGTATGAAGAATTCCATGACAGTGAAGTGTGGGATTTTTATGATGATGACCGCTGGTACGACTACACACCTACAAAATGGACCGTGAATCACCACAAAGCAGTCAAATATCTAAAAGTTATACATAAAACTGATACCGCTATGCTTTTAGAGATAGCAGTAAACAAAAAGAGATTGGAGTTATGGATACCAAAAGCCATCATTAAAGAACATAACGGAGCAACTATTACAGTACACACAAAAACGTATGATTCAATAGTACAAAAGAAATTAGACTGGTTAAATGGGATACCACTATGGAAATTATAGGTAATAAAGCTCTGCGTTTTAAACCTCAGAATCCGAGCAGGGTGTCTGAGTTTATCCCAAAGAGTAAGGTAGTTGGTGACGAGGCTATAGTGCATTGGGGTCTTGACGAGTGCATGGTGCTAAAGAATATGGGTGTTAGCGATGTGCCATCGCCTATCAATAAAGACTACAAATGGCATGGGATATATAAGCCATTCAACCACCAAAAAGAAACGGCTGGGTTTCTCACGCTACACAAGAGGGCGTATTGCCTTAACGAAATGGGTTGCGTAGATTCGGAAACAGAATACTTGTCCCCTATAGGTTGGGTAAAAATAGCAGATTATGCAGGAGGAGAAGTTGCGCAATACCACCCAGATAGTAGGGAAATAGAGTTCGTTGAACCACTTGAGTTCATTAAAAAGCCTTGTGTTGAGATGATTCGATTTAAAACGGCTAGAGGAGTAGACCAGTTACTTAGCCCAGAGCATCGCATGGTTATCCATGATAAAGCATCAAAAGAAGGAAAGTGGGTGGTTCACTCAGCGGCTGAGATGCTAGGTAAGTACGAAGCTAAGAAGAAAGGCATCAGTGTCCCTCGTAGTAAAGCAGGTGTAGGTATATCTCACGCAGCAGTACCTGTAACATACAAGCGCCCATGGGGCGCGACTGGTATTCAGCTAACTGATGCGCAGATAAGAGTGCAAGTAGCTGTCATAGCCGATGGGAGCTTTAGTAAAAGAAACGATAACCTTACTTGTGTTGTGAGAATTAAAAAGGAACGTAAAGTACATAGACTTATTGGCTTACTCGCGGAAGCGGGTATTGCATACTCAGTAACACAAACAAAAGATGGCTATCATGTGTTTAGATTTAAAGCCCCTTTAAAGTGTAAGGTTTTTTATGGTTATTTCTGGTCGTGTACAACTAACCAAATAAAAGTGATATATGATGAGGTGCTACATTGGGATGGCTGCTTTAGAGAGGGCGCAAGACTTGGAGAGTTTACTTCTACCAGCAAGGAATCAGCAGATTTTATCCAAGCTGTGTTTAATTCAAACGGTCATGTTGCGTCACTGCGCGAGGATAGAAGAGAAGGTAAGTACAAGCAGGGGGTATGTTATACGGTAATTGTTAGACAACGATCTGAAGGACTACTCCACATTAGTGGTAACAACACGGAAAACGAGTCTATCTATACAGAGCCTTCAACCGATGGGTTTAAATACTGCTTCTCAGTACCGAGCACCTTCTTACTGTTTAGACGTAACGGCTGTGTATTTGCCTCAGGCAATACAGGGAAAAGTGCCAGTGTACTGTGGGCGGCTGATTATCTTATGGAGAAAGGTTACATAAAACGAGTGCTTGTTGTCTGCCCTCTATCTATTATGCACAGTGCGTGGAAAGCTGATGCGTTTAGGACGATTATGCACAGGTCGGTTGGTATTGCGCACGGCACAAAGGATGTACGCGAATCGGTGATTAAAGGGCATAGTGAAATTGTGGTTATTAACTACGATGGTATCTGCTCAGTCATGGATGCAATCGATAGAGCTGACTTTGACCTTATTGTTATCGATGAATATAACCACTATAAAAATGCACAGACACGCCGCTGGAAAGCAATGAACAAACTGGTTAAGGCTAATACATGGCTTTGGGGTCTAACAGGCTCACCTGCCTCCCAGCTACCTACAGACGCATATGGTCTTGCTAAACTGATGAACCCAAGTAGTGTGCCTAAATTTTATAATGCGTTCAGAGATGATGTAATGCTCAAGGTCACGCAGTTTAAGTATGTGCCACGTCAGAACGCGATGGATATGGTGTTTAAGGTTTTGCAACCTGCGATACGTTATACTAAAGAAGAGTGCCTTGATTTGCCACCGCGTATGTACATAACGCGAGAAGTGCCTATGTCAGCGCAACAGAAGAAATACTATAAGCTACTTAAAGAGCAGATGATTATCGAAGCCGCAGGGGAAGAAATATCCACAGCAAACGCGGCTGTTAACCTTAGTAAATTATTGCAAATCGCATCAGGCAACGCCTACTCAGATAACAAAGAGGTAATCGAGTTCGACTGTAGCAGCAGACAGGAAGCACTACTTGATATTATTGAGGAAGCGAGTAAGAAGGTGATTGTGTTCGCCACGTTTAGGCACTCCATATCCATGCTTGAGGATTTAATGAAGCGAAACAACATTTCTGTTGGGGTTATTCACGGGCAGGTGTCACTGACTAAACGCTCTGCGCTCGTAGAGGAGTTTCAAAGTACATCAGAACCACGTGTGCTTATTCTGCAACCACGAAGTGCGAGTCATGGGATTACCCTTACAGCGGCTAATGTTGTTGTGTGGTGGACACCGACGCCATCTGTTGAGACATACTTGCAGGCAAATGATAGGGTTCATCGTGCGGGTCAAGATGCGCCATGCACTGTTATACACTTGTGCGGATCGCCAGTAGAAGAAAGATTTTACAAAACACTTGAACATAAGGGGAATTTATTAGATGATTTGCTAGGATTATATAAAGATGTGCTCACACTCTAGGGAGGCTTAATGCCGATTCTTACCTTACTACCTATACTCACCATACTCGCTATAGGGCTTTTAACGGCATCACTTGTTGTCTTATACTTGTTTGCTAAGGAGCTAAGTGGTGAAGATGAAGAAGATGATTAAGTAGTAAATAATAGTTGACAATAGTTTAGAGTATCACTATAATAACACTATCGTTGAAAGATACGGTTCCCCCACGAAACGGGGTGGTTTAATTGGAGGCATTTATGACTGGTGTAACAGCGGAAAAGCTCGTTGAAATCTATGTAAAGATAAGAGATAAACGGGCGCAGATACAAAAAGATTACGAAAAAGAAGACGGCAGGCTTAAAGAACAGTTAGAATTGGTGACTGGAAAACTGCTTGATATATGTAGGGACACAGGTGTTGAAAGTATGCGTACCACTGCTGGTACTGTATCTAGGTCCGTTACAACTCGTTATTGGACGAGTGACTGGGCTTCAATGTATGAGTTTATTAAGGAGAATGACGCGGTAAACTTGCTGGAGCAGCGCATCCATCAAGGTAATATAAAAGCATTTTTAAACGAGAACCCAGAGAGCGTCCCTAAAGGGTTGAATTCTGATAGTCGATATACAATTAGAGTAGTGAGAGCACGAAATGGATAAAGAACAATTATTAACCGTAGACCAACTAGCAAGCTTCTTGCAAGTATGCCCAGAAACGGTACGTAGATATGTAAGAAGTGGCGATATTAAAGCTGTAAAACTAGGTAGAGCACTTAGATTTAGCAGAGAGCAAATCGAGGATTTCATTAATCGGTTTGCTGAAAAAGATTTAGGGGAAGAACCTAAAGAAGAGGATGACGATGTGGACGAGCAAGATTCACACGACACTGATGAAGAAAATTTAGATTACGACAACATTTAATACTGGAGAAATACTATGAGTAACATGACATTATTTTCAAACGGCGCTAGCGTACCTACATATTTAAGAGATGTAACAGACGACCTAACCGATACCCTTGCGGGTAATAGCAGCCAGTACAAACGTATCTCTATTAAAGGGGGCGTTTGGCGCATGATGATTAATGGTAAAGAAATCTCGAAGAATGAAGAGCGTGCAATGAACTTCATCGTAGTTGCGGCATCACCTAGTAACACCAGAACATTTTACTCGAAGTCTTATGTGGAAGGTGAAGCACTACGCCCAACCTGCTCAAGTATTGATGGCACAAAGCCTGACGCGAACATCGAGGAACCACAAGCGACTACTTGCGCTGTCTGCCCACAAAACATCGCGGGGTCTGGTGCGAATAATAGTAGAGCTTGCCGCTTTAGTCGTAGACTGGCTGTCATGCTTGAGAACGATATGCGCGAAGAAGCGGATGTATATCAGCTCGTAGTACCAGCGCAGTCTCTGTTTGGTTCAGGTGAGAATGGTAAACTGCCCTTGATTGCTTATGCGCAGTTCTTAAAAGCAAATAACGTGCGTATCTCAGGGGTTGTAACAGAGGCGAGATTTGATACAAATTCTCCTACACCCAAGCTGGCTTTCCGTGCTGTGCGCCCTTTAACTGAAGAAGAGTATTACTTCACAAAAGAAAAAGGCAAATCAACCGATGCGCTAAATGCCATTAACTTAGACCCAACATCGTTAGATAAAGGTGGCGCACCTACACCTGCTCCAGTATCGAGACCTGAACCAAAAGCAGTTGTGGAAGCACCAGTGGAAGAACCTAAGAAACGTGAGTTAGCCGCTAAGAAAGTAGAAACACCTGCTAACCTTGAGAGCTTGTTAGAAGAGTGGGAAGACTAAGCTACCCATGAAGCGAGGGCGGTCAAAGCGCCGCCCTTTTTTATACTCAAATTTTTAGGTTCGTTATGGATAAGCGCGACTTTTTAGAACACGTTACTGCCAAGCAGGGATACTACTGCATTGTAGGCATTAAAAAAGGAGTTTTGTCCCCCAGCTTTTTTCAAGATGTGGATGCAGCAGTATCTCATGCTAATAGCTTAGTAGCTCACGAGGAGGATGTTTACTTCGGAGTTGCAAGGTATCAGACTAACGAAAACAGGCTAGCGATTAACGCCAAGTATTTTAAATCGTTCTGGGTAGACGTTGACTGTGGTCCTACTAAAGATTACCCAGACCAAAAGCAGGGCTACAATGCGATCATGTCGTTCTGTGAAGGGGTAAATTTACCTTACCCAACAATAATAAACTCAGGCAATGGATGGCATTGCTATTGGACACTAACCGAAGAAATATCATATAACGATTGGAAGCCTTTTGCTGACCACCTAAAGTCTGTCTGCTTGTCAGTAGGGTTTAAAATTGATGCAGGGATAACAGGAGATGCAGCAAGAATACTTAGATTACCCCAGACTAAGAACTATAAGTCTCCATCAAACCCTAAAGATGTTGGTCTTGCCCTATTATCCGAGTCGAATTCCTTTTCGTCGCTCAAGCGGTGTTTAGATTTTACAGGTGGTACATCGGTTTATTCTTTTGGCGACCCAACAGGCGATGACCCAACGGATAAGCTAGCATTTGGAGAGAAAGCTAATTTTGCTAAGATTATGCGTATGAGTGTAAAAGGGCACGGTTGTAATCAACTAGCTCACGCCTATACACACCAAAACGATATGTCTGAACCTATGTGGAGAGATGCACTATCTGTTGCCCAGTTCTGTGAAGATAGAGATAAAGCGATTCATTTAATGTCTCGCCAGTATGAACACTATGACCCATACGAAGTAGAAGCAAAAGCAAATAAGATTAAAGGCGGAGCGCATCGGTGTGTTACTTTTCAAAGCTCTTTCGGCGCTGAGCGTTGTGACACCTGTGTACACAAGGGAAAACTAAATAGCCCAATTCGACTTGGGATGTACGTGCCTGAAGCAACACCAGAAGATAATATCGTAGTGGCTAGGCACAAAGGGCTTAACGAAGACACGACGTTTATTATTCCGACTTACCCCAAGCCCTATTTTCGCGGTAAGAATGGGGGTGTATATATGAAGAAAAACACACCACTTGCAAAGAATGGGGAGACCGATGCTGACCTAGAAACAGATATATTAATTTACGAGAATGACCTGTTTGTTGAAAAGCGTTTGAGAGATGAAGAAGTAGGTGAGATGGCGCTTATTAAACTGCATTTGCCACGTGATGGTGTTGAAGAGTTTGTAGCTCCTCTGCAAGATATTCTGTCTCGTGATAAAGCTCGCGTTATTCTTGCGTCTAAAGGCG